TGCTTTCTCTTTTATACCAACTGGTTGAATAAATCCACCTGTTTCTCTTAAATCTAGCTCTTTTACGCCAGCTTTATTCTGTCTTACTGGTAGGCCCTCGATGCCTGCTGCCATAGTTACTTTTTCATCCGTACCCATAGCATAACCTATACGTCCACCTGTAGCTGCCATAGTCTTTTCTTCAGCTACTTTTTTTCTACGCAGGTCTTCTTTGTATTCTTTATACAATTGTTCCATATTCATTTTTTGCTCCATACCTTTTCGCTCTTTCATATATTCTTCAAAAGAAGGAGTTCCATTTGAATAACCTATACGTCCACCTGCAGCTCTATATTCTGCTGTGTTTTCTTGCACAAACTGAAATACTTCCTCGTCTGTAGCGTTAGGATTTAAATTTTTATATCCTTTTGATAAATAACCACTTAGTGATTCTAAATCTACTTCAGCATTTGGATCACTAGAATCTAATCCACCTGCTTCTGCTGCAGATAATGCAGCTGATCCTAACGTTCCTATTGCAAATGAAGCTAGTGTGCCTTTGCCTTTATTAGTCATTCCAGAAAGAAAACCACCACCTGGTAAGTTACTCATACTAAACCCTCCAGGTAATCTTCCAAAACCACCACCGCCATAATATAATGCAGCAGCAGCTAGAGCCGCTTTACCTAAATCTGATTTTGCAATACTACTTATACCTTTACCTACGCCTTTAACAGCTTTACCTACGCCTTTAGCTACACCTTTAACAGCTTTACCTACAGATTTAACAATACTACCTAAACCGTATTCTGCTCTGCCTCCTGATGCCATATATTTTTGTGTAAGTCTTTCAGCTTCATCTCTTAATATGTCTAATTCTTCTTCTGTTAAAAGTCTTAAATCTTTACCAAACATTTCTAAGGCTAATTCATTTATTGAATCTGTCATGTCTGGCCCTGAAGCCATCATTTGATTAGGTCTTAAATCACCTTGTAATGTTATGTTTGGCGCGCCTGCTGTGAATTCTTTTGCTTGTATAGTTTCTGTTATAGCCATAATTTAATCTCATTTGTAGTTGAAAGGCAGGCGTACTTATCCTGAAATATCACACTTTATTTGATTTTTTTGCTATCGTCAACACCTTTGAGAGGTTGACTTCCTTGATATAAGTCGTCCCAAAATCTACCACAATAAGAATACTCACCGACATGTGTAATATAATCTTTCAAATATACATGTATTTTACCACCCATATCAGACCATCTTTGACAAAAACCAAAGTCTTCACCAAAGTATCTTTTAGTTTTAGGATCATGAATTGTATCAAAAAGATTAAACATATTTTCTTTTTTCTCTGTATTACCATTAATTATAGTAGGTTGATATATTTCTAGTTCAGGGTAGTGTTTAATCATCTTTTCTATAACTTCTCTCTTAATTAACATACAGCCCGTAGGAGCGTGAGTTACCTCTGCTACTCCATCTTCAACTTGTATTTTTGTAGGATCTTCTACTTTCAATGGAAATGTATATCCAGATCTTGCTAAATCATCTTTATCATTAACAGCTCTATGTTTTGTAGTCATTCGTCTCCAAGCCTTGTCCCAATCAAATGTTTTCATAGGATAAGGACAACCTATTACATCTTTGTTTTTTTCTAACATTGTAAAAATAGTTTTACACTGAAAGTCTATATCTGAATCTATAAATAATAAGTGTGTATAATGATCAGGGTGGTTGAGCATTTCAGCTACACACAAGTTTCTACCTTGTGTAACCAATGATGATTTCATCAAAGTAAAACTTACAAGTATTTTTCTCTGCATACACTCTTGTTGAAATTTTAATACTGATTGACAATAATGCATGGACACATCGCTATGCACAGGTGTGCATACCATTATTTTGTATTTAGACTTCGTTCCAATATTGATCGTGGTAACTTCGGTGTCCCCGTCTGTAGATGGCTTAGTAAACCAGATGGGTTCATTGTTAGCGCCTTGCGCCTTACTACTTTTTTCCATGGGTAACCGCTCCTTCTAAAAATCTTTTCCAAGATGTGCCTATTTTATTCCAACCATAATATGCTTGTGCATAAGCAGATTGGCATTCTAAATGATTGTGTATTTCTTCTCTGTGTAAACTATCAGCAGCGGCTTCTATACCGTATGCAAATTTTTGTGCTAATAATCTATAATTTTTTTCGTACGGTATATACATTGGAAACTCAGCGCCTGTTTCAAACAAAGCACCATAATTAGTTGTAACACAATACAAACCTGCAGCCATTGCTTCCAACAGTGATATACAAAATGTCTCCTCAAAAATACTTGGATAAACATACATTTGATAGTTATGCATATGATCTTTTATAAAACCATTTGGCTTATAGCCGATATAATTAACATTATCTAATTGTTCTGCTTGTTTGTATAAGTCTTTATAGTTATCATTGTTTCTTTCATAAAAATCTTTACCATATATTTCGCAAGAAGAATAAACATCTAAACTTATTAAAGGATTTTTTACTAACTGCATAGCACCTAATAATACTGACAATCCTCTCCAAGGTGTATTCTGATGTATAATTTTTATAGGTTGACCTTTTTGATAGGGTGGAGCTTTACCTACTTTATCTATACCATTTTTAATAACCACTGATTTATGTGTAGGTATATCAAAGTGATCTCTAAAATGCTCATAGTTCCAATGACTATTAAATACATACCAATCATACTTGTCGTGATTAGATTTATCTTTAAACCAAAGATGTAGATTACTTTGATCATAAGAATTTTTTTGCCACAAAATATTTATTTTTGTAGGATGTAAAGGAATTTTTTCTGGGACAGATGTACATATCTGTACTTCACTCAATAATTTATTATCTACATATTTATGTAAATAATCTTCTTGTATTTCAGTTCCGCCTTTAGGGTTTTGATTTATTGTCATTTTTACTCATCGCTTTCTGTATCATGTCTAAACCTTTTGGAGAAACCTGCACAGTTACATCTTGTACTATATCAGGTCCTTCTTTCTTTTCTTTAAACACTTCTTTGGTTTTAGTATTACGCCACGTAGTTATTGTAGTGCAATCTATTTTAAGTATGTTGTCTTTATCCGTTTTCATTCCTTCTATCTATCAAAGCATAACTTATCAAGCCTTGTATTTTACCACTGCCTGTAGCTGCTTGCACAGTTATAGCATCTCCTGCTTCTAAATTCAAGCCTTGAGATGAAGCATTTATTTGCGACTTAGCTGCTACATCATCTCTAAAAAATTCATACTCAGTGCTAGAATCAGACGAGTCAACAAAATTCATATTTACTAAAATAGCTGATGATGCATCGTTGTTTGCACAGTATATACTTTTAACTATAATTGTACCATCAGTAGGGCAAGTTAGAACTGTAGCTTTAGCTGTATCGGTTTGTTTAAAACCTTGATTTTTATAAAAGATACTCATGCTAGAAAATAATTAAATGCTTCCTGCTCGTTTTTTAAATCTTGTTGAAAAGAAAAATTAAGTTGCTGTTGCATTGTATTCAAAGCTTCTAGAACTTGTCTTTGATTATCGACTTCATACTCAGGTTTAGGTTCAGGTATATATGCTGTTATTTTCGCCATTACACTATCCCGTAGTATTCTTTAACTTCGTTTAATGTAGCTGGGTCATCAGGATCATTAAAAGGTGAAATTGAATCAAGTGCATCTTGAGGTGAAAATAATCCCATGTTAACAACATTTTTCTTTTTGTCTAAACCTTTTTTCTGCATTTTAGTTAATCCAGCCATTAAATTGTTTCCAGGTAAGTTAACATCAATAGTTCCAATACCTGTGCTAGGTACATTAACTGATTGTGGTCCAATAGGATTAACGTCAGGGTCAGTTAGTCCCATTCTACTATCTGTAAAACCTTTTAGGTCTCTGACAGTTAAAACGTTTTGAGCTGTGCTTGGTGAAAATTTATCTCCATACATGTCAGTCATACCCATTAAACTATCTAGATTTTTTTGACTAAAAGTTTTACCTAATCTTTGTCTATCCATTATATTATCTATTCTACCTTGAATCTGTCTGTCTCTTCTAGCTTGTTCATATTGTTCTTGTGTTCTTGGAGTTCCATCAGGATTATAACCTCTAAGATCTTGTATTGCTTCAGGCACATTTGAAATAGTTCTACCTATAAAACCTAAAGCAGGATTAATTAAACTAAGTAATCCACTGAAAATATTTCTAGGAGAAAATAAATTTATTTTAGCTGAGTCATCAAATCCAAATGTAGGTCTATCAATTAAGTCTTCTACAGCTTTAATTCTATTCAATCTATCGATTGTTTTAGTTCTAGTTCTATCTACTCCATCCCCACCGCTGGTTAAAGATTTATCTGTTACACCAGTCTTACCTTGAAGACCCATTGCTTTCTCTCTAGGACTTGGTCCTGTATTTAAACTAGTTTTATTACCTTTACCACCGCCTTTATTACCAGAAGGACCGCTTGGATCTCGTCCACCACCATACGCATCATCACCTCTAAAACCTTGTCGTTCGTTACCTTTAGGTTTTGCTAATTGTGGTATGTCGTATTTTATTCTTTTATCTACACTCATTATCTTCTTCCATCTGGTTGTGCATCAAGTCTAAAGGTTCCATATCTCCAAGATTCACCTGTTGATGTGTTAGCTATTTGAATTGCTACCAATCTACCTCTAGCTCTTGTATCTATCTTATCAGTTGTAGAAGTAACTGTAAAGGGTCCAAGTGGAGAACCTACAGGAGCATTATCAGGGTAATCGTTTAAAAATAATGTAACTGTAGAATTACCACGTAGATATTTAAAATCAGGTATAAATCTTCTAACTGACATAAAGAACTCTCCATCTCCTCTGTAATCTACAACCCCTGTTGATTGACCAAGGGCACTTTTTCTAGATGTAATATCCCAATCCCCTGATTTAATAAAAGCATCAATTGAGGTTGTACCGGAACTATTGATTTGATCATCGCCTACCTCATGAGCATAGTAAACAGATGCACCATATTTATTAGTTAAGCCACTAATAGCAGCAAAAATAGGACTAGAAGTAGAATCATAATCAGTTGCATATGGTAAACTATACACCCCTTGATCTTGATAACTTGATCTATCTAAAGATGACGTTGTAAATACGTTATCTGTGTAATTGTATGTTACACATCTATCAATTTGTGTAGATCCGTTTTTTGGATAAAACCAATTAATCTCTGTATATAAAGCATTTGGCCCTGAATAAACAATATCTGAAGCATCATAGTTTATACCTAAATTACTTCCATCCGTGTTAAATACAAAGTCTTCAACTAAACATGGTAATGATTTTACGGTACCATCAAATACAAAAAATCCTCCTTCAGCTGACATCCACCACACAGCTCCGTTTGCGTAAGATACAGCTTTAGAACTAATACATCCACAGTGTGTACCAACCTGTCTCACAGAAAAAGTAAATGGTGGTCCTACAAATTGAACTACGTAGGCTGCCTGATCAGTTAATACAAACACATAATCTTTACCTTGTATAGCTGCAACAATTTTGTTTCCTGTATCTAATCTAAAAGTACCGGCAGTGTTAGTTGAACTTGGAGCGTAAGTATTTAAATCTTCTTGATTGGAGAATCTTACAAACATCGGATCCTGAGTTGTTGAATCTCCAATAGTTGTTTCAGTTCCAAAATGAAATAAGTGTCTATCTCTATCTGACACTAGAGTTATTCGTGTAGCTGTAGGATTGTTTGTAGTGTTAAAATTTGTAGTGGTTGTAGATGCTCGGTTTCCTCTTGGTGAAGTTGCACCTGCATCCCAAGTAAAAGTTTTACCATTAAAAATAGTTGCAACTAATACCTCTCCAAAGTTATCAAGGCTCCAGACGCCTGGATCTAGAATAACGTTACTAATAGTCCTAGCTGTTCCCCATGTGCCTGTATTCCATTGATACGTGCCCCAACCATAACCAGCTGTTTGAAAAGTTGGACCTACTACAACATAAGGTTTAACAGTTGCTGATCCAGTCGCTGACCCCCCAGGGTTTACTGCAACGGTAGGTGCTGTAATTTTAAAAGTATTATTAGTTACGTCTCTAATCTCAAAAGCTCCCTCTGTAAACGTGGAAGAAGATGTAAATCCATTTGGAGTAGCAGACATTGTATTAAATGTAATATATCTTCCATTAGATAAGCCGTGAGCGTTTAAATTAACCGTACATTCAGCAGATCCTTGAACTGTATTGAAAGTACACGGGTTACTAAGCTGTGCGTCTAGTGGAGTAATGTCATAAAAAGCATCTTCATAATATAAAAATAATCCTTGTGAGGTTCCAATAGCTACGTATTTTTCACCCTGAAAACTTGTAAAAGCATGTTGAGCTCGAGCGGCTCCAGGTAATGTTTCTTCAGCTACAGTTAATTGTTCCCAACCACCTATTTTTTCAGGTAATCCATATCTAAATCTAACAAAATCTCCATCTACCCATTGACCTTCAGCCCCTGAATCAGTGGCTTGTTTGTTAAATCCAGGTTTAAAATTAAGTTTCTGTAACATAATCTTATATTATACATGCTTTTTATCATTTTGGTAGCATTAAAAATAGTTCATATTTAGTATATATCTCGCACCTGCGGTAGTATTCTTTATAGTCCTATGTTTAATTTGAGTGTTAAAAATTACAATTCTATTTTCTTTTGATTCTACCACTATTTCTTTATTTTTTATTTTAAGTTGTGTTCCACCATCACAATTTGTTAAATTTAATATAGCTGTAGTAGAATTATAGGGCCAATCTTGATGATACACAGTAGATTTTTTTAAAAAAAATTCAGTTAAAAACATGTGCACGCTAGCGTTTATAATAGATCTAGCTTTTAGTTTATATAATATGGGTATTAAAGTATTTTCATACATTGGAGAATTAATTTTAAATTCATTAAAAATACTATGAGTAAAATATCCCTTATCATTTTTAGAAT